AACGATTCTAAAAAAGTATGAAGCAGAAATTGAAGATGCAAATTATAAAATTGATGCTATCTGTGAACACAATCTAGTTATACCTGAACACGTAGATATCACCGGAGAAGTAGATAAGCAGTTAGAAAGAATCGCTGCAGCAGAAGATAAGTTGGCAGCAATGAGAAAATATTATGGCGAAAGTAAGACAAAAACACTCTTGTAAAGTGCGAACCCACAGGGTTCGCAAGGGTTCGCAAGGGTTCGCAAAATGAGGTTTGGGGTCGCAAAATTATGGTCAATTATGGCAGAAATGTGGTTTTTTGACTGTTTTGCCACAATTTGGCCACAAAAGTGCGAAGGCAAAAGGCGTTTTCCGAACCCTGCCGAACCCTCCCGACACCCCAGGGGTCGCTACTTTTTGCCAATAAAATCAACACTTATAGGTCAATTTCACTGTTTTGCGACACTTTCAAAATAATTTTTTGCAAGCGCGTGTTAAAATATATTATTGTCATATAGGGTTCGCAGATGTAGAAAGAGACTATGCCTAGGAAAAGACGAAAAAGAATTGCAGCTGAAAGTGCTCCCGATATACCTTATCCGAGAGTTCGAGTGGAGTGGATTGATTGCGTAAGCGACTCGGGCTGGGCTACCGATAAAGAGTTTGATAAAATGAAATTAGCAAAACCTGTTAATGAAGGTTGGTTGTATTCTAAAGATAAAATATCTATAAAACTATTTGCCTCTTACGATCAAGATGAAGATGGTATTACGTTTGGGGATCGGACGATGATTCCTCGTCAGTGGGTAAAGAAGATTCAGAAGATTTAGATGGAGTCACATCAATTATCTGTCCGTAGTCGTTTAAAAGCTGTTTCATTTTTGCTTCTAGCTCTTGTTCTGACATGTCCTCTAGCTTTCCTGTTTTTATTATTTTCCTATCTATGTATAATCCTGCTGCTTTTCCTCTGTTTGCTTCCGCATTCACTGCTGAAGAGAATGATCCTTTCTTTAAAGCGGCTTCACGAAGTCTAGCAAGTTCTGCAACGTGACCTTCATAAGTCACTTCATGTTTTTTTAATCTTTCTTCTTTCAGTTCACCAATATACTTGACTACAAGCGGTGAGAGTCTTGGGTTGCACAATTCTGATCCTTCCTGTCTGGCACGCTTTGGACTATACCCAGCAGCGAGTGCTGCTTCTGTTTGAGTCATAGGTCCAAGTTCATTACCGAATACTAAAAACTCGGCAAATCTTTGTTGCATTTCTGTTAATCTTTTTGGTACACCCATGGTTGACAATTTAAGGTAACATTGTTATAAAGTCAAGATATGAAAGATGACAGAGGAGAACTTGATCTAACCCGAAGACTTGATGATATGCAAGATGCATTGAATGGTTGGGAGTTGTTAGCAGAGATGCAAAAGAAAGAAATACATGAATTAAAAAAATCTCAATCTGAAGTATTAAGATTACAAAATCTCTTGCAAGGTTATAAAAAAGTGATAGAGGAATTGACTGCTAAGTTAATACGAAAAGATTCATGAGAGTGCAAGACTTACAAACTTTCTTGGGCAGTTTTACAAAAGGTTCCGACGCAGTAAAAAATGCAGTTATCTATGTAGAGGTCAAAGGAAAGTTACATGCTATTAGACGAATGGAAGTACATGAAAATGCTGTTCCGATAATAGGTCAACCAGGTCATAGTGCACACAGATTAGTTTTAAAAACTGAGAAACCTTCTAGTCTTATCTTACCAGAAAAGCTTCAGAAGGACTATTAATGAATGACGATGTTACCCCTAAAAACATATGGGACCAGAACGAAAATTATACCAAAAAGTTAAAAAGAATATTCCATCTATTTCTTGGATTAGGCTTGAAAATCTTAGCTCTTCCGGTACTCCTGATCTGTTGGGGTATAATACTTTGGGGAACTTTTTTACAGTAGAGTTAAAAGTTACGAAGAGTAACAAGGTACGCTTCAGTCCACATCAAATTGCCTTCCATTCACGACATCCTAACAATTCATTTATCCTAGTAGAGGCCCTTGATCCAAGCACCGTGAAACTTTTTCCAGGGTCCATGATCCATGAGCTTGTGACCGAAGGCTTTCGGCTTGAGGCTTGTTGCTTGGGGCTTGAGGCTTGTGGCCTATTCTTCAATCAGCTTGGCGCTTGAAGCTTGGGGCTTGTCGCTTGAGGCTTGCTGCTTGTGGCCCGGACCAGGTGAACGCTCGCCTGAAGCCGTCGCTTGCTGCTTGCTAATTACCTGATCCGATTTATTACGCTTACGTAATTCTTTATAATATTTTGGATGATAAAACATATTAGTGTTTACCATAAGAAACTGTTTTAATTGTGGCGTCCCAACATGCTCTGCAATCTTTGCATTCGTTGTTTTGTTTTGGTGCTGGACAGCTGGCCCCTGAGTCAACAACCTCCGAGCTGTTAGGCCACGAAGCAGGCGCCCGCTGGTTCACCATGGGCGCGCTAAATCGTATGACTAAATTGTCAGGCTTGCTGTCGAGATGGTCCTTGATCCATGCTTCTCGAGTTGGCATCCAATGCTTTTTTGTAGGTGACAGCCTACAGACTTCATAAATTTTATTAAGATGATCCAGATCCTGTACATCTCCTGAATCATGCCATCTAAATACATCTGGTTTCTTGCTGTTGATCAGGTGTGCCATTGCTGTGACCCATTGCGGATCTTGCAACGCTGCCAGCCTTCGATACTGTGCATCCTGAACAACCTTGAAAACGTAACAACCTTTTAGAGCGTAGCAATCAAAGCAGACAGAGCCGGGGACCTTCTGGAGCTTGCCGCCTGTCTTGCATTCTTTGGCAGGTAAACCAATTGACCAGCCAGGCATCTTTGAAGGCTTGGACAGTGAACCTCCTATAATTTTTAATGCTGTTTCTGTTTTCATATCTCCTATATAATCCTTTATTCTGTATTGTCAAGCTTGAAGCTTGCGGCTTGCAGCTTGCGGCTTTACGCTCGAAGCTTGCGCCTTGCGGCGCACACTAGCTTCTTAGACCAGCCTCTTCACGCCGGCGCTTCTGCAGTCTTGCCAGCACTAATAGACTGATCCCAGGTCCATTGCTCGAGTGATACCGAACTGTTGCCAGTATCCAATGGACCAGGGATCAGGCCAGGTAGGTTAACTCTTTCTGTACATGTCTTGACGGCAACCTGGCTTTAATCCTACTTGCTTTTGTTGGTGCAAGTCCCAAGAAGATTTATAGTTATGTTCAGCGATAAATCTACAAATGAAGCTGAACATCATATATAATCCTTGACAATCCTTTTGTCAAGTGTTAATTTCAAATCATGCAAAATAAAAAAATACTAACCAGAAAGGCACAATGACTAGACTACGATTAAATCAAGAGTACCGAAACAAGATAGCAAATAGAATGAGGGTACACCTTGAACAAGAGGACACGCAAGAAAAACAAAAGTATGACGAACTGAAAGCAAATCAAATTCAGTTAAATGATGACGCATGGAAAGTTGCAGAAACTATTGTGCGTAGACATTATACTGATGAAGATGTTGAAAAAGCATACTACCTACAAAATAAGTTTGAAAATGTAAGTACGATTGCTAAAGATAGTTGTTTTCATTTTCATTATACAGGCATGAAAGAAGAAAGGGATTATGATAATAATCCTATTCAAGTTGAGGGTACCATTGAAAAACATTTTGATTTTAGATTAAATGGTTCTTTTGATGTTGATAGCAACCATAATGCTTGGCGAGATAATGATTATGGTTATGCTTTGTTCAGAGATGAACTAAAAGCACAGGAAGATTGCAACCCAGATATTTTGATTGAACAAGAGGGCAAAGATAACAACCCACACAAAACAAAATATACTGACAATAACAATAAGTATCTTGGAAATGATGATAGTAGTTATGGCAAACAATGGAATGAAAAATATCAATTAGATTTAATTGGTAGAGATTATTGTAGAGATAGGTCTATTGCTTGTACTGAACAAGAGTTTAAATTTTTAATTGAGTGGAAAGCACAAAAGGGAAGATTTGTTGTTGCACACTCAAAATGGATTAACTCTATTTTAGACCAGATGAAAGAAATTAAAGTTGGTCTAAAAGGTTATAAATATTTAG